CTTAATTTGGAATAATTCTTCTTTTTCTTTATTTGTTAAGTTACGCAAGTCTTCTTTTCCTACAGAAGATAGATACTTTGTTTCTGTAAGATCGCTTACCTGCTTAAACCATTGGGAAGCTAAAACAGTAAGTTCACCTTGGGTTCTTTGGCGAGGAACGGTATCGTTGGCTCCCTTGGGGCGACCGGGCTTGCTGCTACCAAGTTTCTTCTTGGATTCGTTGTTATAGTTATTTTCCAGTTCTTGCTCTTTGAACTTGTCCATCATTAACTGAGCAGGATTGTGATAAGGACTTGCCTTTTGTGGCAACTCTTCTTTGTCACGAAGTGCTTGCTCTTTGTTAACTCTGGCCTTTTCAATCGCAGGGTTTTCCTTAATCATTTCCAAAACCTTCTGGTCAGAAATGACATTGCGATCTAAAAGCTCAAGCATGAAGTTGATATAAGTCTGTTCTGTATAAAAATCAACATATCTAAATTGAACCATCGGATACTTGGTAATACCAAGACCGTCACAAAGATACTTAATCTCCGTATTGACAAAATCCAGCAATTGATTGCGGACGTATTCAACTCTCTTGACCAAGTCCTTAATGGCAATTGGTGCCGATTCTTTGATCACTTCTTTGGCAAAAACCTGAATGCCAAGTCCGTAGAGAATCTTTTCATCACTGTCAACAAGATCCTTCATCTTCTCGATGGGTGGGTAAAGAACCTCAACTTCAATAAGATTATCCCATAGAATATCAGTACCACCTTCTGTAGAATTACTGATGATCTTTTCCAGTGCTTCACCAGCAGCAGGAGAAGGAACCGCACCATTAACGATGTCACCGAGTTTAAAAACTCGAAGAGGATTCATCATGCTGTCTAAAAGAGCCATCTTAGTGCGTTGTAATTTTTCATTATAAAGTATATAAGGTAATACGGTATATGTAAAAGGAATCGCCCAAACTTCCGAATCGTCCTTTTTATAAGAAGCAACATATATCTCATTTTCTGGAATCGGATAGTAATAGGTCGATCCGGTTGTTTTACCAACGTTGTTTACAGCATCTTTAATTTCTTTTGGCAGACTTTCAAAGATTTGCTGTTCTACATCGTTAAAACGCTGATTGCGATTCAAAACGTTGTAGATGGGAATCTTGATGGCATAACGACGCTTGTCGGGAATGGTACCAAGAAAGTCACCTACCAATTCGATAGTAACGGGGTCATAGAAAACGTATGACAGGGGAATTCTTTTACGCTTAGAAGTTCCCCAACGTCTACGGACTACAACGTTTCCTGCTTTACCAATCCAACGACAAAACTGCTCGGCAATTGTCATAAGACGAATTCTGTTAGACCAAGCATCAAAAATGGCCTGATCTTTATCATTATCAGCAACAATTTTTAAACCGTCAGTCGCCCATTCAGACATTAAATCAATAACAGATCTTACAAGAGCATTCTGCTTGTAGGCCAAATTGCAGTATTCGATAATGTTTTGCTGATCGCCCTGATAACGACCATACGCGGGAATTGCATATTCTGGACGTTTTTCGTCCACCTTTTGCTTAGTCACATATCTATCGCGATCAATTCTACGCGAGTGAGACATGTTCTTAGAATGATCTACGGCATTACTATGGAAAATTTCCATAGCAGTTGGTGCGTCTTTAGCTGGCTTATTCTTGTTATCCATATATGTTCAATACACGATTGAATCGTGATTTAATCGCGATTTAACCGTCTGTAAAGACCTTGCATGGGTTGACCGTGCAACTTCTTTAATATTTTGCCTTGGTACATTCCGGCACTGCCGGTTTTCATAGAACTCTTATCATAAATGCTAGTATAAGTGTTTTCTTTGATACCCTCTACAACTTCCATCTGTTTCTTACGACCGGCCCAGTTTGCCAACAAAATAGATGTGAATCTATCTCTTTTGAGCTTTTGTTTTTCACCCTGTGCGTTGAAAGTCATAGCGTCAGGAACGTCCCATTTTTCTTGGTTATTACTGGTAAGGCTGTACTTAATCATGATCATTTCGTACTTGCCCTGCTCAATTTCTAAGAAAACGTCTTCGAGAGTTTCTACGTTATGAGTCTGGGGATCAACGAATTTAGTCTTGGCAATTTCAGCCATATCAACGTGGGGGAATAGCAACGTACAATCGGAGATGTCTTTCTGTAAACCGTGATGACTTTCTTTTCGCCACTCAACGCTACTGAAATTAATCATTTCCAAGATGTGAGAGCCAATTAAATCAGTTTCCTCATCATCGACTTCTAGAATAAGTTTGTCGTCACTGTCCAATAACTTAGAAGCGTCTTTTAGGAGTTCTCTGATTGCAAAACCACCACCACCGGTATCCAAGCAAATATGCTGGATATTGAATCTTCTAACAAGAGTTCGTATTTGATATATGCAATAAGAGTTATAATCGCCAAACTCATCCGAAATGTCACCGCGTTTTTTCCCTTCCTCAAACCGTTTGCGGTTTGATGTCCACATATATCTCAAAACGCGTTTACGGCCAACTAGCTCCATAATGCTGACAGCAAAATTATCTTCTTCGGATGCCGGGTCAATGCCCATGACATAATAGCCTTCGGCATCACCAATCAAGATTGGATTATAATCTGCTATAACATCAGTACCCACCTTAATAGGACATGTTGCTCTTTGAATAGACGATGCCGTATAGAATCCGTTAGAATCCTTGGCAAAGCATGCTCCGAACTCCATCATAGCAATGTTGGGATCCATAGTAGCTTTTGCTTGGTTAATAACGACTTCATCCATCTGACCAAACAATTTGGTTGATGGCAATCTGATAATGCAATAATCGGCAGGATCAATATATTCCGTATTGGTATATTCTGGAATAATTTTTTTGATTTCTACAGGATCACCTTTACAGGTTATGATTGCGTGGTATCTTTGAAAGTATCTGTAAAAGTGGTTAAATTCAAAACTTGGGGTACCAGACACGATAATCTGGTTGCTATCCATGACGGTTGTTGACTCTGTTTTTACTTCGTCTTTAGCAATACCGGCTAAATCCATCAACTTGCGTTGGTGGGCGATCTGAATGTTTTGATAGAAGTTTTGGGTCTTAACTGCTGCGAAGCCGTAAACGACTGTCTCGAAAACTTCTGGGTCAATGCTGCTAAATTCGTCAGCGATAATGATGTTTGCACGTTGACCACGGATGGTTTCACCGTCACCCAAAGGCAAGAAAATTGCACGAGAAAGACCTACTTCCCACTTACAAGTGGAAGGATCTTTCTTAGGGGCGTTATTACCACAAATGTCTCTAAGAACAGGAGCATTGTTCCATATCTGCATGATGTAGTTAAAAATAACCAAGGACTGTCTCAGTGCAGCACCGACAACAGCGATCTTAATTCCTTGGTTAAGGATCATACGAAGGATGATGTAGATGGCCATGATATAAGACTTGGCAGCACCACGAGAAGCAATGAAAGCCAAGACCTTGTGCCCCCACATTTGTTGTAGAATAGCCAACTGATAAGGTGGCAACTGAATATTTAGAATATGCTCACACACAAAAGGTATGTTTTCAGGATTTCTACAGAAGTCAACGAGGTTTTCGACAAGACTGTCTCTGCTGTGCCACTTGTGATGTAAAAGGGGATTGTGTAGATTGTATTTGCGAACGTCGCCTATTTCTAGTTCAAGGTTATTTTTGAATAGATCGGCATCGGCTGGGTTTTTAAGACCATTTAATAACTCCTGATTATACTCTGTAGTAAATAAATCAGGAATGTTAGAAACATCAATATCTTTGTAATTTACTGAAGACTTCGTTCCCAGCATTTTTTAAATGTCCTATACATGAATCTTTCAACTGATTGTCTAGAGTCCATAAACATTATGGGAATTCTAAAGTCATTTTGAATAATTTCTAATTTTGCTACGAAAAGGTTGGGGTGTACTTTTGTAAAACCTTGTTCGTAAAGATACGGGAAAGAATAGGGTCTGCAAACAATTATGCAAGGGAATTGGTATTTAGCAAGTCCTTGCAATTCTTGTTCGAACGTATCCCACTTAGCAACTAGATTTGTTGCCAACTCTTGACAATCCTTCTTTCTTTCGAATACAACTGAAAAATCGTCACCGGGTCTGTCTAACCCGGCAACG